AGCGGGGTCTGTGCTAAAGAATGTCCAGCCCAAGTAACGTCCAAGATATTGTAAAAATTCTTCAGGACATTCATCAATGTCCAACAAGAACTGTACGTCGCGGACGGTATCTTTAACATCATAAAATGCGTAGGCTAGAGCCTTCAACATCTTACCCATAGGACCAGCGTTCTCCATACGTCTTACATCAAGACCAAGTAGGGACGCGTTTACAATATCCTTAAAGTATAAGGAGTTAGGGTCATCTTCGTTTACCCATACGTCAACCATCGTGTCTAAAGCACTTACTAACTGTCCGCCTGACGCATAATAATTATCGGAGTAGGTTGATGAAAGTGCGTTAAAAGGGGGTGGTAAATAGTTCTGCCTTATTTGTGTCCATTCAGAACCTCCTCCCAAACAATTACGTAAAATCCATTTCATAATAATGGATACGCCTGTTGCCTCGGTTATATGTTTCCCTAAGTAAAGGTCATTGGTTATACTGCTTAAAAGTAAAGAACTTGGGGTAAGAGAGTCACCATCTACTACCTTACCGCTAGTGTTCAGCATGTAAGCCCATCCTAAATTACTTAGTAATGCATTTTGAACGGAGGAGACAGAGGATACTGTTTGGTCTACTGTCGCGCTATACCCGGAAACAAATCTTTCCGTTACATAGTTTAATTGGGTGTGCGGTAATGCAGACGTAATTATAAAAGAACTAAACTCATTTGTATTCGTGAAGTCTCTAAATGATTTACCTAAAGGATTTAATACATGACGCTCATAATCGTAGGGGGAAACCCTACTTATCTTATTAAAAGGAACGAAGTATGGAACAAACCGTATGCTGGAGTAGGCTGCGCCAGCTGACCCACCAAACTGCGCCGACGACACGGGCATGTCGATGAGAGACGATAGATTTTTAGCAGTGTAAAGAAGTTTTGCTAGGACATTATACTGTAAATCTTCTTCTTCCCCGTATAGCTTATACTCAGTCTCGTCATAAAATTCAGGGACTATGCGCTTAATTACTTCTATGTAATTCGCTTTAAAATGCTGTTGCTCTGGTCCACTGTCTGATGCCATTAAACTAATTCTACGCTAAACTCAAAGTTATTGAGTTGAATAATTTCGTTGAAATTTAAATATATATCGGAATCGATATTGTTAACCTTAAAGAATCTTACTTCAGGTACTTGTAACATAAAATTATTAAGGTCTGCTAAAGAAAGCACTTGACCAAATTCCATGTTATCTACATTAAAGTATTTTAGTAACTCATTTGCGGTCTTTTGTTTTATATTATCTGCATTTCGTCGATTACTTTTATCAATGTAAAGAGTTGCGACTAAGTCTAAAGTTCTAATCACTCCATCGGATACCACTATATCATCAGTAAGCATCTTATAGTTTTGGAAATAATCTAGGAGTTCTTTTTTATATGCAACAGAAGCTCTCTCAAGCTGGGTTTCCGAAGCTTTGGCTAGTACGAATAAATCTATTACGTTAGCTGCTGCTCCATTTTTGCGTAATGAAGCCATTGCCTTCGCTGTCTTGCCCGCAACCCCCACAAAAGAATTTGCTAGTGCGTTATAATCTTCTCCCGTAACTGCCCGGTATTGTGTTCTGAAGAAGTATGGTGCGTACCGTTTCGCGTGGGCGACTGTTTCCGCAGTTGTTCCTCCGCTACCTTTGGTAGTATTTTCTATTTTCGCATTAATATTGCTTGCACCGTTCAATACAGTGACAGTACTGTTTAAAGAGCCCCGAGCAATATCGCCATTAACGCCGCCGCCTGTACGATATGTAACTATGTAGTTAGCCCCTGGTGATGGCATCCTCCCCCTAACCCCATCTCCGAAGAAAAGGGTTGCTGTCATATCTTGATTGTACTTTTTCTCAAACACAGGGGTGTTTCCCCCAGACGCTACATAAAGATTAGAAATTTCGTTGTAGTAGGTTCCAGCTGCCTCCGTAGAGGATACCCCGATACTACCTTCAATAACTGGACCGTTATTTATAACAATAGTTTGGCGGTTAGCGTCTTGACCAAAAGTTCCTGTTTGGGATTGGGTGACTCCTTCTAACAACATAAGATTGGAGGTAACGGCATCTTCGCCAACGCCACCAATGAAGTCGGTTTGAGGAATAGTAATATCTTTATTAAAAACGTTCAGCGTCCCATCATCTTGCTGGCGCATAATGGAATAGGTTAACGGGGTACCACTTCGTTGGTTAACCATTGAGATGCGGCGATTACTTTCTGAAATTATAATCCCTGCAGCAGCAATTTCCGAGTAATCAATAGGAAGAGTTAGCTTGCCTGTAGCTTTGGACGCAGTAGGTCCTTTCATAGCTACTCCGATTAATTCAAGTAAGCGTGAAAGATTGTTTCTATCCTTTACGGTATCGATATACATTTCATTAGCTGTCATATCTGCGCGTAAGGTTAGGGTTGCCGCCATGTAAGCGAACATCTCCAAAAGCATTTGACCTAAGTCGGAGGCTGCAAAGTTATTATAATCCAGTGGGTATACCGACTTTAGATAGTTTTGAAGGGCTACACGATAATCATTGAAGCCGTTAAGATTGTAATCGATTAAATCTGGTTTACGGTCATCAGGAATCTGTCCTAATTTTAAAAAATCAGATTCTATTGTACCATCAAATCCAGAGGTGTTATACAACCCTTGGAAAAATTGTGAGTAGTCTTGTACCATATTATACTGTTAGAGCCACACTCGTAGTGGTGAGTAAATCATTTTTCGTAGAAAGAACCAAGCTTACTGTTAAAGTATTTTGGTCTTCTTGAGGAAAGATGTTAAGTTGCTGTACTACGACACGGGGTTCGTATTTAGCGATAGTCTGGGTTATCTGACCTTTTAAGGTCTGGATAGTTGTGGTGTCCATAGGTTCAAAAACTGTCAGACGTATATCGGTTCCGTAATCAGGTCGCATTACACGAGCTCCTCTTGCGGTCATAATTAATTGGATAACCCCGTCGCGCAATGCTGCTAAATTTTCACTTTGCGTAAGAATACCTCCAATGCCATCAAATCTCATAGGAAATGCTAGTCCTAGGATATCTGTTCTATTTTCGGTTTTTTGATATTGTAGATTGAAGTTTACCATGGTATTATGGGGTTAGAATATTTTTAAAGAATCCTTCCTGTGCGTCAAAATTAATTTTTGCCTCAGTAGTAGTTAGGGGCTTTCCGTAAATCTTAAAACTACCAACATAGCCATCTAAACCACTTCGTGGGATAACTCGAGTCGTGGGTCCGCTAAAACCTTTACTGTTCGATAATGGTGGGTTGTGCTGCCCTTTAATGTAAGTCACTGAGCCGATAGTAGTCGTTACGACATCAGCTCCGGGTTGAGTTAATTGGTAGGTGTCATTAGTGTTGGAGCCCAGGAACCCCATAGGTCGGTAATCAGTTCCTTCTATGCTTGGGATATTGTCTGTGTACCCTCCACCAATAATCCAGGGAGTAAAGACAGGGAAGGAAACACGTTCTGGTGTTAGAGGTTCGTCATAAATATTAACGCCTAAGAAACTTTCCTTACTTGGAGCACTGCCTCGAGTAGGGTCGGAAGGTAGGGGTGGGTGCTTTCCTATTTGCGCAGCAGTTGGCATAACGCAGGTTCTCGGGTCTACGCCTAATACATCTTCTAAGGACGAAGTGCTTAAAGGAACACCGTCCAAACACACTCTTACCTCGTTTAATCCATAGTCGAAGGCTACATTGAAGTGAAGGTATGAACTGCTTACATCCGCAATACCCGAACCATTAGCGTTAAGGGTAGCACTTGGGATAAACATTCCGATAGCTGATACTTGGGAAGGTGTCGGTGCATTGGTATCGCCCCACTTCTCCGCCAAACACACACTGTGTCCCCAACTAGTGTTTGGGTTGCGGGTGTACTTTTGATTTTGTCCTACTGTCGGAGCTATAAAGAACTCCAGTCCACTCGTAACGTAACTGTTTTCGTGTTGAGGGCTTCCTTTATCTCTCCACCCCATCATCATACCCACAGTTTTGCTTCCATCGGTTCCCTTTCCTTGAGGGTCATTTGGATTAGCTAAAACAAATTGACCTGGGGTCGGACCGCTATTCTCATTTGCAAAAACTAAACGGTAACGGTGTTCATCGGTCATATCCTGGTGCACGCGTGGTACGTAAGCCCAGAAATCTAAAGTAACTCCCTCCATACTATAAAATAAATTATCTAAAACGCGAGTTCCTTTGTTCGGTTGGTTGTAGATTTGATAATCTTTAGTAATATTAGGAAGTCTTGCGTACGAACCCTTGATATCAGCCCAGACTGCTGACTCGGATAGATGCATATCGTAAATAGTTCCTCCAAAGTAAGCTGTACCCACTCCGGAAGGAAACAAACGATTAGCGTTTGTGCCTACTAGCTTAGCATCTAGTCTTGTTGACCCCT